CATCATGGAACTGGTTAGCTGGTGGCTCTGCATCATCAAACTCTGATGGAAGCATAACAAGTTCTGTATCAGCTTCAACTACTGCTGGATTTAGTGTTGTGTCTTGGACAGGAAATTCAGGCACAGTTGGTCATGGGTTAGGTGTTAAACCTGCTATGATTATTGTTAAATCAAGACAAACAGCTAATAACTGGGTAGTAATACACAAAGGTTTAACAGGTGGTATGGACACAAATGTTTTAATTTTAAATGGTACAGATGCAGAAAGTAGTGGTGGTTCAGGAATGGCAGAGCCAACATCAAGTGTATTTACAATAACAAGTGGATTAGCTTCTAATGATAATAATATAGGTTATGT